TCCTCCCATAAGACGGTCCATTTGTCCTGATAAGTGGCATACAGTTGGGCTAAATATTTATCGCATTTATTGTCATTGATGTGAATGGTGGGAGTTGGATCGTAGGTGACTGTAACATTGATATCAGAGAAATCTAAATCATGCATTTCTTCTTGATATTAAAGAAACCTTCCTTTATGTCAAGGTTTTCTTTCTTATCATTGATCATTCCAAAACCATCCCCATGAGTCTCAAAAACGATCAGAGGTAAAAGAGCACTGATTGTAGACATTCCCCCAAAAACCATAATCTTTCTCATTGATCAAAAATTCAAAATAAGTTTCGTAGCGTTTCATAATGTGAGATATGTGGAATTGTTTTTCAGCGTATTGACGGCAATAACGGGGGCTAATTGTTTCAATTAAGTTTGCAGCGTGAAAAAATTCATTGAGACTGCGGCACTTAAAACCAGTTTTGTGATGGCGATTATATTCAGACGGAGCGCCCCAATCTGTGGTTAAGACGGGGGTTCCGGAGAACCAAGCTTCTATCATAGACCATCCGCAGGGCTCCATGTACAAGGTAGGCATTAGTAGCCCTTTGGCTTTTTTTAGCAAGTGTTTTCTCTGCTCGTGGCTGACGGTATGGATATATTCGGCATAAGGGTTATCTTTTGGTAGCGTTGTTTTAAGGGTTTGGGGGCCAACAAATTTAATGGGCTGTCGCAAAGCGCGAGATAGTTGATCTGCTATATGGACGCCTTTGGAATCTACGATACGCCCTAGAAACAGCCAATAATCTTCTTTCTCTTCGCTAAATTCAAAATCATCCGGAACAAACCCCGGGGGTATCACGTGATCAGTAGAAGATGGATGGTTATACTGAGCGCCTCCTAGCATTTTATGAAGGTGAGAATAAGATTCGAATACCCTAAAATGAGCAAAAAAAGAATCATAACCTATGCTGGGCTCGACAACGATCATGCTATCTTTCAGTTTTTCACATGCGCCTTTGTGCCCGACACCCCAAAAAGCCAACACAAGATCGTTTTTGCTGTGACGGCGTTTTAGTGCTTCGCGAGCGGCGTTTGTATTAAATTCCTCATGTAGTTTATTTTTTATTTTTTGAGGCAAGAAATCCTGCCACTTTTGCCTTTTGAAGTGATCGTCGTATGTGAGGTGAGAAATAACGCTAATGTGTTCGGTGCATGGCACCTTGGAGTCTGGGTGGCCGTAGTGATAGACAGTGTGCCCTCTTTTGAACATCTCACTGCAAAATTTATAAACTTTTTGGGTAAATGCGCAAATGGTAATTTCTTTGCAAGTTGGATGCACGGGAATTGACAAGACGTGAAATATCATTTCTTTTTATAATAAGGTGGAGAAACCGTTAGTCAAGTGTAATATTATATGAAAATATGGCAAGTAGGCGTAAGAAACCTAAGGTGACGGAAAAAATTTTGCCGATAACGGAAAGCAAGTACAAATTAAACTTTAAGCATTTCGATTTAACAGCGAAACAAAAAGATTTTTTAAGCAAGGCGTTTGATGAAAAAACAAAAATAATGTTTATATCGGGGCCAGCAGGGTGCTCGAAAACATTCATGTCTGTGTATTCAGCGTTGAGGCTTTTTAACGAAAATAATGATTTAGATATCTTTTATGTTCGAACGATCGTAGAAAGCGCAGACAGGGGTTTAGGGCATTTACCCGGAGATGTAGAGGAGAAATTTCATCCGTTCATGATGCCGTTGACAGACAAGATGCAAGAAATTTTAGCAAGCGACCAAATTAAAATGCTAACTGAAGAAAAAATTATTTCAGCGGCCCCTGTTAACTACTTGAGGGGGGCCAATTGGTCTAATAAATTGATTATTGCTGACGAATCTCAAAACTTTACGCTTAAAGAGCTTGTTACCCTAGTAACGAGAATTGGAAAAAATACAAAAATGTTTGTTTGTGGTGATCCGCTTCAGTCGGACATTAACGGCAAAACCGGATTCCGAACGATGTGGAAAGCCTTTAACGATAAGGAGAGTACAGAAGAAGGCATTCATTGTTTTGAGTTCACAAAAGATGACATTATGAGAAGCGAAATTTTAAAATTTATAGTAAATAAAATTGAAAACATCCCAAAAATTAAAAATATATAAAAATGGCTAATATATTTTGTCCCGAATGTGGAGCTAGAGGAGTTTATACTTTGAGCAAACCCAAGTTTTGTCAAACTTGTGGGGAAAAATTCAAGGTAGGGTCTACTGTAGTTTCTGAGGCGCATGAAGAAGAAGATTTTGAGGACGTCCCTGTACTTAGAAAATTAGATTATTCTATTGAAATGGATCGCGGCAGCAAGACTACGCTGGGAAATTTGTTTGATAGTCCTATGGCGCCAACCCATGAAAACAGTTCGCCTGCTTCGATCAAAGGACACAAAACGCAAACAAAACAACAACTCCTTTCTCAGTCTATAGCAGAATGCGCATCAAGACGACAGTCATCGATAAACGAGGATGGATCAGAATGACACGTACGAAGACAAAGCTGATGTAATAGACAATGAGATACGCAAAAGGTACTACAAGTGGCATCTACATGCCATCGCGTGGTTTGACTTTGATGACGTATCTCAAATTATTCGAGCTCATATTTTCAAAAAATGGGATCAATGGGATCAGGTTAGACCGCTTGAACCATGGGTGAATAAGATTATTTCAAACCAATTGAAAAACATTTTACGGAATAACTATTCCAACTTTGCACGCCCATGCCTCAACTGCGAACACAACCAGTCAAGAGAACAGGCAGATAGCCAAGTTGCTGCCTTATGTGCGTTGACGCCCAGCGGGTTGCAGAGCAATGAGTGCAGTCTTTTTGCTAAGTGGGAAAAAACCAAAAAAAATGCATATGATATCAAAATGCCTCTTTCTTTAGAGTTTCACGCTTATACCCAAAACACAGATCCCTCAGATCACTTTGATATTAGCAGGGCCACTTCGACACTTCACTCTAAAATGTTACGTAACCTAACTCCAAAACATTTTTTCGTTTATAAAATGTTATTTATAGATGGAATTTCTGAAGATGAGGTTGCTCGCATTTTAGGTTACAAGAGCAATGAGAAAGGTAGAAAAGCTGGATACAAACAAATTAAAAATTTAAAAAACCAATATAAGAATATGGCCAAAAAAATTATAGACAAGGAGGATATTTTTTATGAGTAATTTCGTTCTTTCGAAACAAGAAAAAGAAACCGGCATCGAGCTATTCAAAGAGTTAGATGGAGATTTAAATGAGGCTGCCAAAAGGCTGTTTGACGATCCTAACGAAAAAGGGAGTACGATCCGTGGGCGAGCACTAAGGAGATTTTGGGTAGAAAAAGGATTTGAATATCGAACAAAAGTCAAGAAAAAAAGCAGCAAGTACTTCTTGCAGGATAGCGAGAAGGATTTCGTTCATCGCCACTATTGTGCAGAGATGACTAAAAGGGAAATCGCCCAGCTTCTATGGACTAACGAAACAAATCATAGAGGTTTTTTTGAGAGCGCAAAATTTATCGCATTATCTGATTTTATCAATAAAGAATTTCCTAGCGTAACTAATCTTCGGGACGAAATTACCGGAGACCGTTATGCACCACCTAAAATTATGACCACTGTTATAAAGAAAGTTAATAAAGTGGTTTTCAAGGAATTTGAGATTGGCAAGATAAGTGTCTCAGACAAGAAGTGCCTCGAGAGAGTGTTGACGTATTTGTCCGCTCCTAGGTTCGTACAAGTGATCAACGCTTACCCCACAAAACAAAATCGAGAGCTTTTAGAGTCAGAGTTTATAAGGTCTACGTGGGATAAACCTGACTTGACTTCAGATGAATTAAATTTGTATATTAACGTATGCATGGATTACATTAACCTCAAGGAGATCGAACAACAAAAACAAAAGCTCAACTTAATGTTTGATGACACTGAAGGACAAAACGATTTAACTATGCGTTTAACTGAGATGTTAAAAACTAAGTCTGAAGAATATAATCAATGTACAAATCGTATTGATAAAATGATCGCTAAACTGAATGGCGAGCGAGCCAAGAGGGTCGCTAATCAGCATCAACGCAACGCTTCAGTATTAGCCTTAGTGCATCTTTTTCAAGAAGAGGAGGAGCGACGCCTAATGATTAAAATGGCAGATATGCAAAAACAATCTGTCGAAGAAGAGGCAGATAAAATAGAGAAAATGAGCGAATGGAAAGCTCGTGTTTTAGGTATCAGTAGGCAGGAGATTATATAGTGGAAAGAGTCTGCAAAAAAATATTTCGTTGCGCGGAGTGCAAGAAGGAATTTGAGGGAAGAGGTTCGTTGCACAAACACCTAAAGCAGCACAGCCTATCTTTAGCGGAATATTATACCATTCATTACCCGCGTATAAATAAACTTACCGGAGAGCCGTTGCCGTTTAAAAAATTTGAAGAGTATTTCGAGAGAGATTTCTCCACAAAGCAACAGCTTAAAAAATGGTGCGCCAATGCTCCTGCGACAGAAGTAGGAGAATATATTTTAGGGTTGATAGAAAAAAGACAGCTCAAGAAAAATAGGCAGCACGCCCCATTCCACTTGGAAGCTAAGAGTTGTTTTTTGCCAGATATAGATACTTACAGAAAAATATTTGGCAGCTACAACGAAGCTGTAAAAAAGATTGGCTTGTACCCTTTGTACGGAGAGAGGCTACCTAAGAAATTTTTTACTTTTACGCTGCCAGAAGATCTGAGAATTGCTATCGATACTCGAGAGCAGTCGCCTCTTAGTTTTTCTTTTCAGACTGATGCTCATAAGTTAGATGTGGGGGATTATACTCTTTTTGGTGACCATTATTCTTATACTTACGTAGACCGTAAGTCAGGTTCAGATTTACATGCCACCTTAAGCAACCAGAATTATGAGCGTTTTCGCAGAGAGTTACAACGGGTTAAAGAGTTGGATTCTTATCTTTTTGTAGTTATCGAGTCTACCCCACAAAAAATGATTAAGGCGAGCAGGGCTTTTAAGCGAGCTGCGCATATTGATTTTATTTTAAAGAGGGTTAGGGATTTAAGCTATGAGTTTCACGGTCATTGTCAGTTTTTGTTTAGCGGAAGCCGTAAAATGTCAGAGGAAATCATTCCTAGGCTGCTTTACAAAGGAAAAGAAGTATGGGATACGGATATGCAATATTTTTTAGATCATGAGCTGGACAGAAGGAACACAGAATAGGCCTCCGCCGAGATGCCGCTCAAACAAAGAGCTGGAAAAGCTGGAAGGATTCCTAGAAGAAAGGGAGGCTAAGATTGCTCTTTATGAGTTTTTAAGGAACAATATGACTTTCACGGCAGAGCTTATGATGGGAATCAAGCTTTTCCCTTTTCAGCATATGGCTGTTAAGAGCATGTTTGAGACAGATTATTTTTTAGGGGTATGGTCTCGAGGAATGTCCAAGTCTTTCACAACAGGTGTTTTTGCTGCATTGGATGCCATCTTAAATCAAGGGGTAGAAATTGGCATACTTTCTAAGTCTTTTAGGCAAGCAAAAATGATCTTTAAAAAAATTGAAGATATTTCTATGCATCCGGACGCAGGTTTATTTAACCAATGTATCACTAAGATTTCTAAGAGTAACGACGAATGGTTGATGGAAATTGGCACTAGCCGTATTCGAGCTCTGCCGTTGGGGGATGGCGAAAAGTTGCGTGGTTTTAGGTTTCATCGTATTATCATTGATGAGTTTTTGTTGATGCCTGAAAGGATTTATAACGAAGTTATTGTTCCTTTTTTATCAGTTGTTACAAATCCTACCCAACGCGATGATCTATATAAACTAGAAACTAAGTTGATAGAAGAAGGTCAAATGAAAGAGAAGGAAAGACATATCTGGCCTAACAATAAACTGATAGCCTTATCGTCAGCTTCTTATAAATTCGAATATCTTTACAAGTTATACCAACAATTTGAGCTGAGTATTACGAGAACAGAGCAAAAAGATAAGGCTTCTAGGTGTATTATGCATTTCTCTTATGACTGTGCCCCAGAGCAGCTCTATGATCAAAACCTTCTTAATCAAGCCAAGACTACCATGAGCACCTCTCAGTTTGAGCGAGAGTTTGGGGCTGTATTTACTGACGATAGCGCGGGCTACTTCAAAACAAGCAAAATGGCGCTATGCACAGTTCCAGATGGAGAGTCTCCGTCCATTGAAATTAAAGGGGACACGGACGCAGAGTATGTTTTAGCTTTTGATCCGTCATGGTCCCAAACTGAGAGTTCGGATGATTTTGCAATTCAAATTTTGAAATTAAACGAAGAACAGCAGAGGGCAACACTCGTGCATAGTTACGCTTTGGCCGGGACTTCTTTGAAGCACCATATTCGATATTTTCTTTATTGCTTACAAAATTTTAATATTATTGCTGTATGCGGGGATTACAATGGAGGGGTACAGTTTTTGCAAGCATGCAACGAAAGCGAAACGTTTAAACAAAAAAAGATAAAGTTAAAACAGATCGAAGTTCCTTTT